TGTGGTTATGAGTAGAACCTACATTTTACCATTCCGAGGTATAATGGTTCACGGACTTGTACACACCCGTGGAGGTAAAAATGTCCTTTGTAGACTTCAACACCGTCAAGGAGAAAGTAACTCTCCTCGACACCGTGAACCTTCTCGGCCTTGAACTGACGAAGCGAGGCGAGACGTATCGCGGACAATGTCCGGTATGCGCAAACAGCTCAGAACGTGCCCTGGTGGTGACACCTGGCAAGGGCTGGTATTGCTTCACCGGCAAAGTGGGAGGCGACCAAATCGGCCTTGTCTCTCACATCAAAGGATTGCCTGCGAAAGAAGCTGCTCAGTTTCTCGCTGGCGACGTTCCCAAGGAGACGGCACCGAAGAAGTCCAGTGAGGGCTTCAAGGCGCTGGATTACCTCGACGCCGAACACCCTTCGATTGTCGCCCTGGGGCTATCGCCAGAGGACGCCAAAACGATTGGATGCGGCTATGCACCAAGGGGAATCTTCAAGGGCAAAGTCGTGTGGCCAGTGAGGCTACAAGATGGAAAACTTGCGGGTTATATCGCGTCGGAAGACGTCGAGTTACCCCCAAAGTGGAACTTCTAGAGAGCTTCGGCTCTCTTTTCTTTTATGTTATACTGACATTGCAGTTAATAGCCTTGTAACAAGAGAAAGTAAGCTACTTACAAGGCGGCTTACTTTCTGTCGTAATCTATGATTAAAGAAGAATGGAGATGGGTGAAAAATGATGGGTGCTATCAGATAAGCAACCTAGGAAGGGTAAGAAGCCATAAGACGCCGATGCGTAAATGGAAAGAACCACGCATACTAGTATCGCGTCCAACACCAAAAGGATATCAACGTGTTCAGATATATGGTAAAGATGCCTATATCCACAGATTGGTGGCCACTGCTTTTCTGCCAAATCCGAATGAACTCCCAGTTGTCAATCACCTTGACGCTAATCGAGCAAACAACACATTAGCAAACCTAGAGTGGTGTACTCAAAAAGATAATCTAGCCCATGCTGTAAAAATTGGAACTATGACCGCACAGTCTGGTGAGGGGAATAACTTTTCAAAGTACACAACTGAGCAAGTCAAGAAGGCTCGTGAGTTATATGCCTCTGGCGTAGGGGTCCAAGATATCAGCAATATGATTGGTATGGGTCGCACAACCGTGTCTCTGATAGTTCATCGGAGACAGTGGACTACGGTATAATTATCTAGGTTTTGAACCTATAAGCCCCTTCCATGGGCCAAGGGGGGACGTATGAGATTGCGTCCCCCCGACGACTATCCACACCCCCAGCTGGTGTGGTTTTTGATTGTGTGTATAATGATGGTAGATGGTTGGTTAGTGATGGTGGTTCTAGGCCAGATAATTGATAAGCTGGACACGGCCACCTTCACAAGCCCGTCATAGTGGTTGGTTAGTGGCAGGCAAAAGCAAGTGGGTTATAACCATGTTGCAGGTTGCCACCAGCTCGCCATTGTGATTGGTTTATGTGTGGGTACGAGGTGGATTAGCGTAGAATTCCACAAGCGACTACGAGGCGGTACCCACACACCAGCCTGTCATTGTGGTTGGTTTATTCCTGGAGTTTGTCTGATACTAGCAGACAACAGATTAGCCATAGTCGTACGTGAAGCTAAAAACCAGGAACAAGCCCGTCACCTTATACCCTGTCCGCTGGGAGCAATTAGGCTAACAGCAGTTGATGAGCCGCTAGTTACTAGCGGATAGCGTATAATGCTTCAGGACTGTACAACCCTGGAGGACTACAATGGGACTTATGTTGCACGCTGGTGCTACACCAGTTGACTACGCTGGCCTGCGTGAATTCGCAACGCCTGCGCCGACCGATACCCACTACCCCATCCCGCATTTCAGCGTGGTGGACTATGTCAAGCTGTCGCTGTCTTTCTTTGGCCATGAGGTGGTACAAGAAGATTACGGCATCACCGAGGATGGTTCGCGCTTCTTTGGCGTCCTGTCCCTCAAGTCGCCCTATGGTGACTACTGCGACCAGGTCGGCCTGCGGAACAGCCATGACAAGAGCTTCCCCGTGGGCGTCTCGTTCGGCTCTCGTGTCTTCACCTGCGACAATCTCGCTTTCACCGGCGAGCACGTCATCCGGCGTCGGCACACTCCGAAAATCAAACGGGAACTCCCTGGCCTCATCGCTGAAATCATCGAACCGCTGGCCGAGGCACGCAAGCGCACCGCTCTCACCTACGACCGCTTCAAGGCCACCGAGCTGGACGAGCGCAACGCCGACAACCTCATCATGACCATGTTCCGCAAGGACATCATTGGCGTTACCCGCATCGGTGACGTGGCCCGTGCCTATGATGAACCCCCGCATGACTGGGGCGACAAGACGGCCTGGAGGATGTTCAACGCCGCCACTTACGCTCTCACCGGGCGTGTGGTGGAGAACCCCAAGACCACCGGCCTCCTTCACGACGTCATTGAAGGAACCTGCACCAGGCTCGCCTGAGTTATCAACACCCCTCCAGTAATGGCGGGGTGTCACTGTGTTATATTGAAATTGTCAATATGGACACATCAAGAATATTAGTGGTTGGTGATATACACGCACCTTTCGAGCATAAAGATTACCTCGACCACTGCAAAGGCGTAGCTAAATTTTATAAGACAACGCACACGGTAATTATTGGTGACGAAATAGATAACCACTACTCGTCTTTTCATGAGACAAACCCTGACGGGTATGGTGCTGGTGAAGAACTAGACAAAGCCATGGAAGCATTGGCTGATTACCACAAAGCGTTCCCACACGCAGACGTTATTCTAGGGAACCACAACCGCATTATTGAACGCAAGCTATCAGCTGGAGGACTAAGCAAGCGGTGGATGCGTGGTTACAGTGACGTTCTTGGTGTCCCCACTTGGCGATATGAGACAAGCCGACTGTATGACGGCGTTATGTATATTCACGGAGAAGGCGTGACAGCTCGCACTCGTGCCCTACGTGAAGGCCGTTCCGTGGTGCAAGGACATAGACACACCGAGGGTTACGTTTGGTACAACCCAATGCCTACAAAACAAATCTTTGGTATGCAGGTTGGTACTGGTATCGACAGTAGCGCCTATGCGTTTGCGTATGCGAAAGACCACCCACTGCCGGTGCTATCTTGTGGTGTAGTAGTAGGAGGGAAGCGAGCTTATTTAGAACCAATGCTATAGAATATGAAACCAATCGGACTTATAGGACGCAAGCAAGTAGGAAAGAGTACCGCTGCTAGTCACCTAGAGAGTAAAGGCTATACCCGTCTCTCTTTTAAGACACCACTAGTTGAAGAAATAAAAGCAAACTTCCCCACTTTACTTGAGGAAATACGCCAAGACTGGCCTGCTGATACTATTGACCAACTCTTTGAAGAGAAACCACCGCTCATGCGTGCTTTGCTACAGAACTACGGCACCGACGTGCGACGGAAAGATGATGCAAACTATTGGGTAAAGCAGTGGATTAAACGACACGAACTGTTTGCTACAGACGCTATCGTGGCTGATGATGTGCGCTTTATCAATGAAGCAGCTGCTATCAAAGACCTGGGCGGTATCATTATCAAGCTAGAGCGTCCTGACATCCTAGGTACTGACATGCACGTATCTGAGACAGAACACCTACAAATCACGCCAGACTATACGATAAATGTCAACAAGGGTGAGCACGACAAACTCTATGCTGAACTTGACCGCATCCTAGCTGAATTGAAGTGATACAATACAGTCATGAAATTTGACTTTTCTACCTTCCTAGCTAAAGCAAGTGAACGATACTACGACTACGCTACCGAAGACGACATACCAGACTTTATAAACCTACTCAAGGACATGTACGACGAGGAGATGGACGAGTACGCCTAAGCGTGGTGTATAATTGCCGTATATGGCTAGAAAAGCACCCTCAATTAAACAAATCAGAACCGCCGCTCTGCTACAGACTAACGGTGGCAAAATAGGCAAGGCCATGCGTGACGCTGGCTATTCACCTGCTACAGCTAAGAACCCAAAAGTTCTATTGGCCCGTCCTAGCTGGCAAGAACTCATGGAGACGTATCTACCCGACGACAGTTTGTTACGTGCACTCGCTGATGACATCGAAGCGAAGCCTGGTAATCGTGTAGCTGAGTTAAGCCTTGCCGCTAAAATGAAAGGTAAACTCACTGAAAAGGTAGACCACACAACTAACGGTGAAGCTATACAGCCAATTCTAGTTCGCTTTGTAGGCGAAGAAACGGGAGATGACACCAACTGAAATCATAATACCGATAGAGTATAAGCCTCTTTTTCGGACCGACTGGCGCGAAGCTGCTATCTATGGTGGCCGCTATTCCTTGAAGTCACACACTGTGGCTCGCTTCTTACTTATACGTGCCAGACAGAAACAAACCCGCATTGGGTGTTTTCGTGAATTTCAGAACTCTATTGCTGATAGTAGTCACCAGCTCCTGGCTGACCTCATCCAGTTGTACGGGCTATCTGAGTTTAAAATAACCGACAAGTCAATTGAAAATACTATCAACGGTTCAGTCTTTCTTTTTAAAGGTATGCACCATAACGAGCAATCTATCAAGTCGCTCGAAGGTCTCGACATTGCCTGGGTAGAGGAAGCGCAGACCGTCTCACAGTCTAGTATCGACATTCTTACGCCTACAGTGCGTAAAGAAGGCTCGCAGATTATCTACACCTACAACCGTCTGCTTGAAGATGACCCGGTACATGTGCGCCTCGTTATTGAAGGACGTCCCAACTCTCTCATTCTCAATCTTAACTATGACGTAGCGTTAAAGTACGGCATGATGCCCGAGGTTATCCGCCAAGAAATGGAAGACGACAAGGCCAATCGTCCAAACCTATACCGTCACAAGTGGCTAGGTGAACCAAACTCTATGGAGTTGCGTATTTACCGTGACTGGAAGGTAATTGACGAAGTACCGTACGAAGCCCGCCTGGTGCGCCGTGGGCTTGACTACGGCTATTCTAACGACCCTACAGCCCTTGTAGACATCTATGAGTACAATGGAGGCTATATCTGGGACGAACAGATTTACCGTAAGGGCATGAGCAATAAACAGATTGCTGATTTCATCATGGGTCTACCGCAATCACAGACACTTGTCATTGCTGACAGCGCCGAACCTAAGAGTAATGATGAGTTACGCAGCTACGGGGTAGTACTTTTGCCAGCGCAGAAGGGTAGTGGAAGCATCGAACAGGGAATTCAGCTCGTCCAAGGTCTACAAATCTCAGTTACACGTCGTTCTCAGAACATTTTGACCGAACAACGTAACTATTTCTGGCGACAAGACAAGGATGGACGCATTTTGAACGTCCCAATTGATAACTTTAACCACGCTCTCGACGCCGGACGCTATGCAACTGCATCTTTGCGCCCGTATGAGACCAAAAGTACCTATGTTGAAGAGAAATATGAGCCAATGTTTCCCGATATTGGCGTTTAACGTGTGTTATACTTGACGTAAATTATTTATATTGTATGCAAACTGTAAAAGACAAGATAGAACGAGTTGTAAAGCCGATTAAAGGTAACTTCCTTAAGCTTACTCGCAAGAATCCTGAAACAAAGAAGGAGGAAGAACTAGAACTTCTCACTGTTGTTGACCAAGACGGTGACACTGTAGCTACATTTTCAAAGAAGGACCACGGCCCTCGCTTTTGGTTCAAAGCTACACAATACGCTAGTAATAACTCGACCCTTGAGCAGCGTTTGTCTGTCAAGGAACTCGAATAATGAGTACGGGGGTACTCTATGATAAGAAAAGACCTACGAGACAAACTAGCCATTCAGGCTCTTGACGAGATTGCTTTTTCACGTCGTCATAAGCAGGGGAAGATTAAGAACTGGCAAAAGAACGAGAACGCTGTTTATGGCGCTAAAGAAGCTACTGACACTTCACGTTCTAATATCAACATCCTCAATGCTAAAGCATATGAGTTTGTGACAACGTTCCTCTCTAAGATTGATGAACCACTGACATTCAAATACACCAAGCGTAAAGATTCGCAGTTGAAGCGCGTTGCTCGCCTCAATGGTCTTAAGCAGTTTGACGCACAGCGAGACACTTGGGATATCAAAGACATTGCTGGTAAGGTACAGGCTATCGTCTATGGACGGGCTATCTACCAGTACAGTGCCTCATCGGACGGTGGTTACTGTCCATGCCTAGAGAATGTAGACGTCTATGACTTCCTCATTGACCCGGCTGCTGGCGGTATCGACATCGAACGCGCACAGTACATGGGCCGCTATGGTATCGTGAAAACTGAACGAGAGCTACGCGAAGGCGAATACATCAAGAGTGTGGTTTCTGACCTGGTACGAGGTGATGGCAACATGATTGACATCGACCAGGAGAATATGAACCAGCGCAATCGTACCCTCGCTACGGGTGTATGGGATGCCTCCAAGGAGGAAGGGAACAAGGGACGATTCAAGTTCTGGGAGTGGTATACCACTTACCAGGGAGACCGCTATTACCTCCTCATGTCTCCAAAGGGTGAAGTCATCCGCTGTGAGCTGCTCGAAGACATCTTTGAATCAGACATGTGGCCTTTCTGGACCTGGTCTGCTGTTATCGACCTCACTGAATTCTGGACACCAGCCTACTTGGACTTTGTACGTGAAATCTTCATGGGACAGCATGTGTCTGTTAACCAGATGGTAGACAATGCCGAGCAAATCAATAAGCCTCAAAAGTTTGTTGATGTAAGCATGATTGAGGACCTTGCCGACCTTAAGTACCGACGTGATGGAATCGTACGCTTTAAAGCTGGTACCAACATGGGAGCGTCTGTGTATGTCCCACAAACACCTAGTATTCAGACCCCAATTGAGGTGTATCAAATCCTCGAAACTATCCAAGAGAAAGCTTCTGGTGTCACCGCTGACGCTAAGGGTTCTTCTACAGAAGACAAGGTAGGTATCTACGAGGGCAATCAGGCTGCTACTGCCGACCGCTTTGGGCTTGTAAACAAGTCCTACTCTTTTGGGTATCAGCGCTTTGCTAAGCTCTATGAACACGGTGTACGAGAACACCTTACTAAGCGTATCGCTGTAGACATTCTAGGCCCTGAAGGAATGGAGCTGGAGCACATTTCACGCCGAGACATCTTCCGTAAGGATGACACCTTTGGTGTGATGATTGAAAGTTCTAACGCTGAGCTTGCCCTTTCTCAGACAGAAATACGCAACAAATTACAATTCATCCAGGCCAACAAAATGAACCCTAAAGTAAACCAGCAAAAGTTGACCGAGATTGAAGCCAGTATTGTTGGTTTCAAGGAGGATGAAGTACGCCAGCTCCTTGACGTATCTCAATTTGGAGATGCTGTCATGATGAGTGAAGCAGAACGTGATATTGAAGCTATCCTTGATGGTGAAGACATAAAGCCAAACCGACTAGCAACCGCTAGTTACAAGCAACGCTTTGTTGACTATATGCTTGACCACGAGGAAGACATCAGCCCAGAACAGGCGCAACGTATGTTTACGTACATTGAATCAATTGACGAAATCATTCTGCTAAACATGCAACGCAAGGCCAATGAGGTATCTATGCAGATGCCCGTTGACCCAAATGCACCAGCACCTACTGGGCCGTTACCAACTAATCCTGTGATACAATAGATTATGACTTTTGACAAGTACACCTACGCTGTTACCGATAAGAAGGAAGACTACAAAGAAACCGTAATTGAGAAGTCTGGAATTACTGTTCCATTTACTCTTGGTGCTCTCGAAACGAGTATCACTGACATGGAAAAGACTTTGAAGGAACTACGTGCTAAGTACAACCATGAGAAGATTATCAAGGAGAATATCGAACAGCATCATCCATTTGTGCTTGACCTTACTCCTGAACAAAAGCACACGGTATACATGTACCTTGAAGCTTGCGAAGTAGTAAAGCAATACGAGCCTAAGATTGCTGAATTTGACGAAGCTCTTCAAAGTGACAAAGCCGAGCTTGAATACGTAAAGACTACCGTTCTCAATGCCTAGTGAATTTGACCTCAGTGCCCGTGATAAGCACCTTGCTCTTAAGCTTCTCGCTGAGAGTGACGGTGGTAAAGTCATTACTGGCGCACTCCTTGCCGACATATCTTCTACGATTGAACGTCTGTCTAGTGAGTACCGCACTGGTTCACACTTTGACCTGGTGCGCCTTTGTGCTGACCTTAATAGTCGCCTTTCATTGTACCGAGCACTCACCCGCGCTGAGAAGAAGCTGAAAGCAATCAATGAAATTATTGCCGACGCAATCACCAACGAGTAATCGTTTGGTGTGTCTACTGCCAGATAGCCTCCCCGTTACTATCTGGTGGTGGACATACCACGCGAAATGTCTGGTATAATAATTACACGGGATGCCGGAGGGCGTTAAACTTTCTAAAAAGTCGGAGGACTATAAACTTTAGTTTCTATGTTTGAAGAAAACACTGTTGCAACAGACGTTACCGAAGTAGCTGACACGACCCCGGAAGTCGTAGAAGCCCCACAAGAGGAGACTGTCGCAGAAGCACTTGCCGTCGAACCTGCTACTCCAAAGGAGGAAACAGTAAGTCTCTCTAAGTTCATGAAAGAGAAGAAGGCTCGCCAAGATTTGGAAGCCAAACTCGAAGAACTCAGCCGAGCACCACGAACAGACAAGCAAGTTTCAACAGACATCGCCGCTCTTGCCGCTGAGCACAATGTAGATGTAGCCTTTCTCGAAAGACTGACTGAAACCATTGAAGCTCGTACAGAAGAGAAGCTTAAGCCTTTGCGTGAGAAGGAACGCCAGGAGAAAATTGAACAGGCTTTCAGTAACGCTTTTGACCGAACTATGGCGCTTATGCCCGAGTACAGTCAGATTGTTAACCGAAACGTCATTAAGACACTTTCTCTTGACCCTGCAAACGCAAACAAGACTTTCGCTCAAATCATTGAAGAAGCCTACGGAACTGCTATTGGTGGCAAGAAAACCATCGAACGCACTACTGTAGCAAGAGGCGGAAACACCTCAGGTGAATTGGATTACAACCGCGCTAAGTCTGACAATGACTACTTCAAAGAAGTCATGAGAGACCCAGTACTCAAAAAGCAGTACAACGACCGCTTGTTCCAAGAAGCCTAACGATACGGGGGATTAACACTTTAATCCCATTAACATGGCTTTAGCAAATTTCCAGGAGAAATTCGACAACACTTATCAGGAGACCTTCCAACGTACACCAGTTGCTACGCAGGTCATGAACTCTCGTTTTGAGGAAAACCTCAAGTACGGTGAATCAGTAGAACGCTTTGCATTTGATATTTCAGGTGTACGTGTTCGTACTGTAACTCGTGGTTCTGCTTCGACTATCGACAGTATCACTGACACTACACAGCTCCTTACAATCAACCTTGAAAAGGAAGCAGTGTTCCACGTAGCAGACGGTGAAGTTACACAAGCTGGCCCACTCAACCCAATCGAGAGTATTGCCAAGGAAATCGGTATCAAAGTTGCCCTTGACCTTGACGCTCGCTGCTTCGGTGAAGTTGTAAACGCTGCTTTCGACTTCGACAACGGCGACCTTACTACCCTCGCTTCAACAGGTACTCCAATTACTCTTAGTGCTACGACTGTTCCTCAGATGACTACTCGTATGCAAGCTAAGCTCAAGCGACGCAACAACGTTGACGTTTCTGGTGGAGCTATCCTCGTTGTAGACTCTTACGCAATGGCTGACATCGACCAGTTCTTGATTTCAAAGAACATCGACGCTGCTATGGCTACCTTCCAAAACGGATACCAGGGTCTTATCCGCGGTGCTAAGGTATACGCTAGTGAGAACCTCACAGGTGAAGCTGTACTGACTGTAACTGTAAACCCATCAAACGGTGAAACAGTTGTAATCAACGGTATTACCTTCACATTCGTAACCACTATTGGTTCGACTGCTGGTAACGTTCTCATCGGTGCTTCACTCGCTGCTTCTCTCACTAACCTTGCTGGTCTCATCAACGCTCCAGCTACTACGAGTGCCAACCAGGTTGCTCTTAGTGCTGCTGACCAGGAGACTGTATCAGGTAAGTGGACTGCAACAGCTGGTGCTACTACTGTAACTCTCGTTATGGTAGGTTCAGGACGCCCAATCGTTTCTGAGACACTTGCTAACGGTTCATTCACAAGTACTTTCTTCCACGCTTACTACGGAAAGAAGGGTGCGATTGACCTCGTTGTACAAGCTATGAAGTCTGCTGAAATGCTCCGCACTTCAGACCGACGCGGTACGAACGTATTCTGTTCATACCTCGCAGGTATCAAGACCTTCACAGACGGTTCAAAGAAGTTCCTCGACGTGATGATTGCTGCCTGATTTTTCCTCACCCTTTTGGGGGTGGGGATTGGGAGTGGGTGAATCACTCTCAATCTCTGCCTCCAATGCAGAAAGAAATACAAGTAAATTCACCTTACTATGAGAACACCCGAACAAATAAGAGATTACCAAAAGAAGTGGCGAGAAGCACACAAAGAGTACATCAAACAGTACAATAGTGTATACGGTCCAATCTGGTATCAAAAAAATCGTGATAGACTACGGCCAATACGTAAAACATGGGAAATGGCCAACACAGAAAAGAGGGCTTCGTATTCACGCGTCTGGCGCTCAAAACCAGAAAATCAGGTAACTGCCCGTGCATCTAGTAGGTGCTACAAAGAAAAGTACCCTGAACTTGTATCCCTTGGTTTAAAGAAGCATCGACAGCTTCCTTTAACGAGGTACAAAACAACATTTTCTGGTGCTAAACGTAGAAACCTTGATTTTGATATAAGTTTTGAACTATTCAGTCGGTTAATAGAATCTGATTGTACATACTGTGGAAGTGGCTTTGGCTACATTGGCGTGGACAGAATTGATAATGCAAAAGGATACCTTGTCGATAATGTTTGCAGTTGCTGCACCATGTGCAACATGATGAAGAAAACTCTATCTAAACAACAATTTATTGAACACGCACAACGTATAGCAACTTTTAATAATATATGAACCCACTCACTAAGGACGACATAATCACCCGCGCACAGCTGTACCTAGACGATAGTTCGGAGCTATCAGACCAGGAGTTTTCTGACTTGTTTGACATCAAGTACGCCGAGCTGAGTAGCCGTAAGCCTTGGGAGGGGACAAAGAAGGCCGCTACTGGCACAACAAGTACAACGGTACCCTACGTGGCTTTACCGTCTGACTTCCGCTACATGCTTGCTAATGCCAACTACACGGACAGTTCCAATTACTCTTCTCGACCAGTTGTTTTTCGTGGAACATCGTATACACCTTACCAGGTGGTTTCTTGGAGTGACCGTCGCCAGTACAAGGACCAGGAAGGCTACGCATACCTAGACATGGTAAATAGTCGTCTCTACTTCACCTACCAACCAACGGTGGCTGAGTCATACGAGTTTGATTATCAGTCTTCGGTTACACCACTAGCTCTTACTGATGTACCATGGTTCCCAGCTGAATTTCATCCTGTTCTATTCCATGAAATGGTGGCTGATGATTTCATCATCCAGCAATCGAACAAGGCTCAAAGCTACATGGCTGAGAATAAGGCTATGGCGCAATCCTACTATCGACACATGGAGATGTGGAACGCTAAGCTTATTCAAATGTAGTATGGAATTCATTACTCCCGCATTTACAAAAGGAACACACAACGTCCTTAATGACGAAGTTATACCTCGTGACGCTGCTTCTAGCTCTCTTAATTGGTTAACAAAAGACGGTACTATATCGCTTATGCGTGGACGCCGCTCTATTGGTGGTGATGGTGTCGCTGGCAAGAATTACGGCGAACACACGGCCTATAAAGCAAACGGAACTGCTGTACGCTTCCGCAAGGTATCCACTAAAGTCCAGTATCTCAATGGTTCCACGTGGAACGACGTCATTACTGGCCTAACAGTTGGTGACTGTACATTCTCTAACTACCAATCATTGGCTGGTGCTTTTGTTTACATCTTTGACCCGGCAAATGGTATCTATAAAATTGCTGTAGCCAATCCTGCTAGTTACACCAGCCTCTATGATTCAACCAAGAATTTCAAAGGTTATGGTTTCATTGACAAAGGACGAACTATATTGTGGGGTGTGCAAAAAGACCCAACCGGCCTTTATGGTTCATACGTAGACGCTCAAAACTCAACTACCTACACGACCGTAACCGGTGAGGTGACGGCTGGTACATCTGGTACTTTGGCCTTTAAAGGTGGTGGAGCTACTCGAACCTGTTTTGGTGTAGCTATTACCATTACAGCATCAGGCCAGGTGTACACCGACGACTACAACGGCACCCTCACAGGCTCTCTTGGTGGAACGGGTACCATCAACTACACGACAGGAGCATGGACTGTATCAGCTGGTGGAGCTGGTACCGCTGCCTATCAGTGGGAGAACAGCAACGCTAAGGGTGTGACTGACTTTTCTAAGTCTGCTACTCGTCTCGCTGGTGAAGGCTTCATAGTGCGCCAGGACGCCGGTGGTGACGCTATCCGCACTGTCATCCCTCTGGGTGGTTCCTATTTCTCCATGAAGGCGTCAAGCTGCTATCAATTCACGCTTGATACGACCGACCTTGCCCCGACAAACATCATCTTCCGCACCAACATTGGTGTAAATACTCTTCGCAGTGCGATTGGTACTGGTACTGGTATTTTGTACATGAACACGGCCAATCCTAGTTACCCTCAATTGGAAATTCTAAAACAAAACACCTTTGGTGATACGTTCGATACTAAGCCTCTCTTCCCACACTTCCGCTGGAGTGACTATGGCTATAATGACGTTGCCGTGGAATCTTGGGATAGTTACGCTCTTGTAGCCTGTACCTCTGACAGTACCGAAAACAATCGCCTCATTTTGGCTGACATCCCAACTAACACTGTAGACGTAACCTACTATGGCGTACGTTGCTTCTCAAAGAATGGTGGCTATCTATACGCTGGCGACCCAGTATCAATGACTACCTATGAGTTATTTACTGGCTTTGACGATAACGGCATTGCTATCACCAATGAGTGGATTTCACGTGGTGAATTGTACGGCCTCAATGAACTTAAGAAGGTAAAGAAGTTGCGCTTCAAAGGTACGATTGCACCAGACCAAGCACTCCAGGTGTGGGTATCGACCGACAAGGATGACTACATCCACGTGGGGACTATTCTTGGTTCTGGTGAGTACGTTGACTATACGACCAGCTATGCCATTGGAACGACCATGATAGGTTCGGGCACTCTTGGTGGTGATGATGGGGTGTTTGTATACAACTTCCTCATGGAGATGAAAGTAAAGTTAGGTAAGTTCCGAAAACGCAACATCAAGCTAGTTGCCACTGGTATTGGCTATGTCTCTATTGACTACATGTCTGATTTTGACATCAGCACCTTTGGTACACGTCTACCTAAGAAGTATCGAACTAAGCAGAACGTTTCGACCGATGGAGCAACTACAAACCTTGACAATCCAGTCTATTAGGATGTGGTATACTATTACAAACAACGGGTTTTACACTATTTAATCTATGGCAACCCCGAAAATTATCGCT